ATTAGGGCAAAGCCCTAATCCCCTCGGGAGAGCCCACAACTACGAAAGCGAAGCGTGTAGTTATAGTGGGCTATAACCGGAAGCCGTTCTTCTTCTCCGGTGATTGGCTGCGCACCCCCTTGGCGGACTGGGACTGCCCTTTCTTTTCAGCCTGTTTCTGTAAGTATTCGTTCAAGTCCTTGCATCCGCCATAAATCTGCGAAGCGTCCCGGATGTACCGGTCTCTGCCGTATTCCTTGCGGATTTGCCGGAGTGCTTCCAGTCCTGCATGGTCGTTGTCGAAAAAGCAGTGGATGCGTTCGTAATTTCCCAACGGATAGAGAGCCTTGTTTACATTCGATACGGAGTTCAATACGATGTAGTCCTGTCCGTCCAATTCCGGATAATTTGGGCAGCTCTCTTGTCTCAATGTCAAAAAGGAGAGGTAGTCCATAAATCCCTCGAATACATAACAGGTGTTCCTCGCTTTTCCCGACTGCCTGATGTGGGAGATTTCCTTTGGGGCGATGCAGCCCTTGAAATAGCGGTTGCGGATTTCATATCCACCCGAACCATTGGGAAAGGCGATGGCAAAGTACCGCTTGCCGTTGTGAGTGAAACGTGCTTCACTACATTCTCTTTTCGCCAGTTCTATGTTAATTCCTCTACCTTGTAAGTAGGCAAGCAGGGCAGGAGATGATAACGGAACTATTTCCAACTGTTGGAAGCTCGGCTCGGAAGAGCTTTGCTTGCCAAAAGAAAAAGATACCGGGTGTACATGCGGTGTCTGTTCCGCAATCTGCTCCAGCAGGTAAGGTACATGGTCGGTAGCATACAGGTGTGCAGCCAGTTCAATGATACCGCCCCCTTTCCCTAAACCGAAGTCGTACCACTGGTTGCGTTCGGTGTTCACTTTGAAGGAAGCCTCTGTTTCTTCCCTCAAGGGAGATTTGTACCAAAGGTTGATACCCTGCTGTTTGACGGGTGAATAACCCAGGCTGTGCAGGTAGTCAGCCAGATTGATTTGTTTTGCAGTCTCGATGTTCATAAGGATATCGTTTTTAGTGAGTACTTTGATTATTTCTTTTTTTGCCCGCAACTCTTAAAAGTATGCGGTCTGTACAATCACTTCACTAAACTCCTAATATATAGACCCCCGGAATAAAGTGAAGCGATTAGTCTGTTTCTGAAATCACTTCACTAAATTGTCGTATATATAGGATACGGGAATAAAGTGAAGTGATTTTTGATGTAGTCGGCTAATAGTGGTAATCAGGCTTGAAGGAATACTTCCTGCCGTTTTCCTGCACTATCATCCGTTTGTTGCGCAGCATGGTGATAAGCGTCACTGCATTCTGGTGATTCAGCCTAACCCCCTCTGCCAGATAAGTCTTGATTAAGGTATCTTCCAGCTCCTTGTAGCCGTATTCCTCTTTCAGTGCAAAAGCGGCTTCCAGTGCGGCACGGTGCTGCGGTTCTGAAATATCCTTGTAAGGGTCAAACTTTTCCACCGAGGGTCTTCCCGGCTTCCTTGCTTCCGGCTTGTAACCTTCCGCAAGTTCGGGCAGGGCTCGGTCGTTGATGCGGAATGCAAAAGGCTCGAAATCCATCGCCCGGATGTGCATGGCGGAAACATGGCTGATGTCGCTGTTTCCCTTGTCCTTTTCCACCAGCAGGACTGTTTCCGCCTTGTTGTTCAGTTCCGTACCGATGTGCCCTCTTGCGTTCTCATCCCCCTTGTTCTGATGCAGTATCGTATGGATATGAATCTGCCTGTCGTCCGTCCATTGCATCAGCTTGGATATGATGCGGGTGGATTCACCGGGGCTGTTGATGTCGTAGACCATATCCCGGATGCCGTCTATGATGACCAGTCCAATATCCGGTGAGTGGTAGATTGCCTGTTCTACAATGCTGATGCGCTGTTCCGGGGTGTATTTTCTCAAAGCGAGAAACTCCAGATAACCGCTGTCCCTGTCGTCGGGCAATCCTGCCATCCGCAGGATCCGCTTCATCACTTTCAGGCAGTGGTAGGGGCTTTGCTCCGTATCTATATAAAGCACTTTCCGCTTTTCCTCGGGCAGTTCAGCCGCATATCGTAACACGGTACCGTTCTTCAATGCAGCGGCTACGATAGCCGATACATTGAAGGTCTTCTTGCTCTTGGCTTTGCCGATGGATGCGCTGAAATTGCCCAGCGTCCCGATGACAGAGCCGTGTACTTTCAGAATTTCGGGGGCTTTTTCGTAGCATCTTGACAGACTTAGCCGGGATTCCTGCCAGAGGATAACGGCTTGTTCGGGTGATATTTCTTTTATATAGTCCATAATCACCTCCTTTATCTGCGTCCTCCGGTTTTCTTGCCAGCCAGTTCCAGCGCCAGTTCTGCATCCACGATAATCTTGCGTCCAATCTGGGTAATGGCTTTGTCTATCTTTCCGCTTTTCTTGATGCGGTTGGCTGTGGGCAGGCTGCACCCGAAAAGCTTGGCTATGCCGAGTATGCCGTACACGTACTTTCTTTCCGTGTCGGTGGTCGGCTGAGGTTGCGCCTCTGCCTGTACCGAAGCGTGTCTGCTTAGAAAAAGGAACTCTTCGCCTGTCATCTGCCAGACGGGTTTCACTAACAGTTCTTTGAGGTTGTTCATCGTCCGTATGATTACTTGTTTGACAATAGCCCTGCGCACAGGCTGTTTCTTCTGTTCTCGAACGATGCAAAATTAGGTAGGGTTTTGAGTGGTAAGTATGTGGATGATATAAACGGATTGCTTTGTTATATCGCTGAATATCAGGAAATAAAAATACCACTCAAAAATTATTTTGAGTGGTATAAGTGGTCATGTCGTAAAATATATTGGAATATCACGGGTTATCGGAATATTCCGTCCATTTCCTTGGCGAACTTTTGGTTGGGAATACTGGGTAAATCGGAGACGGGTTCCCTGTACTTGGACTTGTAATAGTCTTCATCAATATCCAGGTGTTTCAGGATGGCTTCCTTCCATTTGTCCTTATCCTGCTCTGGCAACTGCTCCTTCATCAGGGAAATCAGATAGCATACCCGTATCTTTTCCCTTGGCTTTATTTTCAGTACGCACTGGCAGGGATGCAGATTCATGCAGGCATAGAAATCCGGTGCGGTAATGTTTTCAAACTGTTCCCCTGCACAAACTTCATGAATGAGGGAAATCAGTTTCATGCTGAAATATTCAGGCAATCCGGCAGTCGTAGCTGTAGTCGATGCGGTTGTAGTTTCAGCTTCCGGCTGGCTGTCTGTACGGCTCTGCCTGTCTGCTTCGTTCGGTTGGCTTTCTTCGTCCGGTACATATTTGGTCAGGATGCCCATGAAGTGTACGCTAAGCAGGTAGATGTCGTCGCAACGGTTTTTCATGTATTGCCGGGCTTCTTTCCAGAGAAGGGTTTGCTGCTCATAAAGATGCTCCAGCTGGGCTTTCTCCTTTTCATATTCAGCCTTGCAACGCTCATATTCTCTTTCCGCCAGCTTTTCTTCTTCGGGTGTATGCTCTCGGTAGCCGATGGAATCATAGCGGTTGTTGGCTTCGTTCATCGGTTTGCGCAGCCTGTTTACCACTTCCATCTCTTCTTTGATGGTTTCCTTGTAGCTGTCTGCGTATTGGTTGCATACACGTATGATCACTTCGTCATGGGGAAGGCGGTAAGCTTCATAAAGCCGTGTGTATTCTTTGACTTCCTTTTTCAGGCTTTTCAGCAGTAGGGTACATGGTTCTGGCGGTGTATGAAGCACCAGTTCAAGGATAGCTTGTTCAAAAGCCTTTATATCGCTCCATTCCGAGTAGAAATCAACGATGAATTTCTGCTTTTCAAAAGAGAAAGTATGGCTTACAATCCAATCTTTGCTGATTCTGTTCAGCTCTCCGTATTGAGGAATGAGGGTTGTTATCGTTTTCTGCATGGCATACTCTTATTGTTTAGGGTCCTTGTCAAGGAAAGAAGCCAGTTCTTCTTCCACTTCTTCTACGCTGGGCAACGCTGATTTCAATTTCTCGGGAATTGCCTTGCTCAATTGGTAATCGCTGATGCCGATGGGCTGGTCATAGCCGGAAAGGGCATACTGGGCAACCACTTCGTCCTTCCCTCTGCACAACAAAAGACCGATGGTCTTGTTGTCGTGTTCCCCTCTCAACTTATCATCCACCACGTTGATGTAAAAGTTGAGTTGTCCGGCATATTCCGGCTTGAAAGGAGTGGCTTTCAATTCTATGACAATATATGCGTGCAACGGAATGGAATATAGAATCAGGTCGGCAAAGAAATCGCTGTTTCCTACTTGGAAGTGCTTCTGCCGGGCAACGAAGGCAAAACCGTTGCCCATTTCCAACAGGTAGCGGGTAACGTGTTTTACCAGTTGTTCTTCAATATCCCTTTCGTCTGCTTTTTCTTTGGCTCCTGCCAAATCAAAGATGTACGGGTCTTTGAGCAGGTAATTGGCAAGGTCGCTTTGTGGAGCCGGAAGTGTGGTCGTGAAATTGTTTACCTTGTTGTTGCTGATTTGCCGGCTATACAAATCACTGTCAATCTGTAATTTCAATACATTGCTGCTCCATCCCATTTCTACAGACTGCTTCATGTACCAGTAGCTTAGACCCAATGGAAGTGAACTGTTAAGCATAATCACATGGCTTGCCCAATTAATTCTTGCAACAGGTGATGTCATGAATACGCTTTCTATATTCTTAATTTCCATTTGGTAAATATCAGATACAGTTTTGGTAACATTGTGGATTTGTGCAAGAGGTTCTTGCGTGATTATCATTTCTTTGTTATCAGTAGATTGAATTTGCGCAAGAGGCTCTTGCGTAAATTGAAAATCGTTTAAGAAGTGTACTTCATCCTCAATTTTCTTCACGTTTGGTGCTATCAGTCTTGCATCCGTTTCTATGAAACTTTGCAACGCTCTTAAAGGATATGCCTTTGCAAACTGGCACATATAGGTGAGGTTACGTTCCGAATATCCTTTCTTTTCAGGGTAATGCAGTCGGATAGCCTTTGCCAACTGCTTGATGATTTTGCTTCCCCATCCGTGCAGCTGCTGGTGATAAAGGATGTAATTGCCTACCTTCCAGTAATGGAACAGCATTTGTGCATTGGCTGCAACAATCAGCCTTACTTGTGCCTGTTCTATTTCCGAACCGACCGCTTGAATGAATGCATCAAAATTCGTTTTTTCTATGTTGGATTCCTTGTTGTTCATATTGTGATGATAATTTCTACAAATATAGTCATTGGTAACTATCTATGAAACTGTTTGATACTTTTATAGTTGATTAAACTTGTTCATGGCATTTGCCTTAATATCATCCGCTATGTCAATGTAGGGTTTCATAGCCTTGTAGTCGCTGTGTCCCGTCCATTTCATGACTACCTGTGCCGGGATTCCGAGAGCCAGCGCATTGCAGATGAATGTCCTTCTTCCTGCATGGGTACTGAGCAAAGCGTATTTGGGTGTGACTTCATCAATACGTTCATTTCCCTTGTAGTAGGTTTCCCGTACAGGCTCGTTGATTTCTGCCAGTTCGCCCAGCTCTTTCAGGTAATCGTTCATCTTCTGGTTGCTGATGACGGGCAGAGCCATGTAATTCTCGAAATGGATGTCCTTGTATTTGTCCAGTATGGCTTTGCTGTATTTGTTCAGTTCAATCGTCAGACTGTCGGCAGTCTTGACTGTGGTTATTTCGATGTGGTCAGACTTCACATCGCTTCTTTTCAGATTGCGAACATCCGAATACCGCAAACTCGTAAAGCAGCAGAACAGGAAAACATCACGCACACGTTCCAGGTATTGCTTATCCTTGGGTATCTGGTAGTCTTTCAACTTGTTCAGTTCATCCCAAGTCAGGAAGATTACTTTTTTCGAGGTGGTTTTCAGTTTCGGTTTGAACGTATCGTATGCAATGTTCTGATGATGTCCTTTCTTGAAGCTCCAGCGCAGGAACCATTTGAGGAATCCCATTTGCTTGCCGATGGTGCTGTTTCTCATATCCTTGGTATCACGCAGGAAGTTGACGTATTCGTTCAATCCAAATTCGTCGAAATAGTTAAACGTTGCATCCTCCTTGAACTCTTTGAGGTGGTTCCTCACTGCTGCAAATTTCTCATAGGTGGATGCCGTCCAGTTATTCTGGTTACCGCACTCTTTTACAAACTCATCGAACACCTCCCAAAAGCTGACAGGGACTTCTTCCGGCTGTTCTTCGCTGGTGTCTTTCATTCTCATGTTGAAAGCTTCCTTCAACTGTTGGGTTGTTGGCATGACCTCCTGCACCTCAAATTCCTTGAAAATATTCTGGATTTCGGCATAGTATTTCAGCAAGTCCGTATTGATTTCGGCTGCACTTTGCTTTAGCTTGTTGGTACATCCGTTCTTTACCCGCTGCTTGTCTGCATCCCATTTGGCTACGTCAATCCGGTAGCCCGTTGTAAACTCGATGCGTTGGCTGGCAAAGATGACACGCATACGGATGGGTACGTTCTCTACGATTGGCACACCGTTCTTTTTCCGGCTCTCCAATGCAAAAATGATGTTGCGCTTGATATTCATAATTGGGTGCGTTTGAAATTCTACACCCAAATATACACCCAATTATTGAGATAGCAAAAGACATTTAGAAACATTTAGTTTTACTCTGTGTTGTAATTTGCACTTGATTATCAGTCGTTTGCAGTTTTATGATATTCTGTGAAAGTATAAGTTCGAGAGCCTGTCTCTCCGCTGGAAAGAATTGCAAAACAAAGAAAATCCCTGTAAATTAATACTTTACGGGGATTTTTTGTTTTTGGTACATAGCAAAAATAAGCATATCAAAGCATTCTTTCGGTGTACTATTCGGTGTACCTGATTGCCTTCAATGCCAGGTACACCTATTAAGTAAATAATTCATTGTTTATCAGTGCTTTGCATCTTGACTTGTTGCTCTTGGAAATTTAGTTTTGTGATTAAAAAACAAGTAAGATGGAAAGAACAACATTTTGTCTATTGTTCTACATTCGTAGGACGAAATTGAATCGGAACGGTGAGGCTCCGATAATGATGAGAATTACAGTGAATGGAGTCCGGGTTGATGCTTCAGTGAAGAAAACAATTCTTCCGGAGTTCTGGAGTGCGGCAAAAGGAAAGGCCCTGGAAAAGAAGCGTGAGTACAAGGAACTGAATCTGTATCTTGACTCTATCCGTTTGAGGATAATGAAGATTCAACGTGAACTGGAAATAGAGGAGGTATCCGTTTCTGCCAACAGTGTTCTGGATCGTTTCCAGGGTAAGGATGCCCCCGTACAACGTACTCTGTTTGAGGTTTTCCGTGAGCATAATGATAAATGTGTCCAATTGTCCGGTACGGACATGGCGCCTGCAACCGTGCAGCGTTATGAGACATCCTTGAAGCATACCCGGGATTTTGTCTGGGAGACATATCATAAGAAAGATGTTCTTTTGGATGAAGTTTCCCGCCAGTTTATTGAGGATTACGAGTTTTGGCTTAAGACAGAGAAAAAGTGTTGTCATAACACAGCCACCAAATATTTGAAGAATTTTAAGAAGATTATCCGTATTGCTTTGGCTAAGGGATGGATGAAGAACGATCCGTTTTTAGAAATTAGATTCTCATTGGATAAGGTGGAACCGGACTTTTTGGAAGATTCAGAAATCCAGAAGCTGATATCGAAGGAAATTGATATTCCACGGTTAAGTCAGGTACGGGATATTTTTGTGTTCTGTTGTTTCACCGGTTTGGCTTTCTCGGATATTCATGGTTTGAGAAAGGAACATATCGTGGAGGACTCGAACGGTGTCAGGTGGATACGAAAGGGGAGACAGAAGACCAAAATCATGTGTAATATTCCATTAATGGAAATACCATTGAAGATTTTGGAAAAGTATTCCACCAATGAATATTGTAAGAAACATGGTGTGCTTTTTCCGGTGCTTTGTAATCAAAAAATGAATGCATACCTCAAGGAACTGGCTGATATTTGTGGTATTAAAAAAACATTGACCACCCATGTTGGGCGTCATACTTTTGCCACATTTGCTCTGGCCAATGGTGTCTCGATAGAGAGCGTTGCTAAGATGTTAGGGCATACCAATGTCCAGATGACCCGTCATTATGCACGTGTGCTGGATCGTACAGTGATACGTGAGATGTCACAGATAAAGATGGATTTTCATATCTCTATTTAGAATTATCTAGTAGGAGGTTGTGTCAAAACTCTGGCACAACCTCTCTTTAGAATGGAGGAAATACAATAGCCTTCGCTCTTTGAGCTATATGACTACATCGCTGTTAATATGTGTTTTGTTGGAAAACTCTTTTAGTGAGTTCTATAGGTCTGTAAGATGCGAGCACTGGAAAAAATTATAATCAAAGATTGTTGTTTTTTCGAGAGGATGTATGATATTTTTAGTATATGATGTTTGTGTTTTCTTATTCTATAGTTCTTGTTCTTTCTAGCAGTGAAAAAAGTAAATACTGGCTTTTACTGTAGAATAATGCATAAAAAACTATTTTGATAGGATCCGTAGCTGATGGCTCGCTATTTTTGGATGTCATATATCCTAATCTGATGAAAAATAAACTTTTGCTCTCCTTGCGTATTCAACGCAACAAGTTGATACATACTAGCGAGCAGACACAAATCGGAAACCACTATATCCTCGTCAGTGGCTTGTTGCAGGAATCTTTAATTTCTTCAATTTTTATTTTGTAATATTGGCTGCTTTAACTTAATCCATAAACACAACATAGGTGTATCTTTGAATTTAGTTAAACACACATCAGCATCATTTAACGTTAGAAATCTATTCCAATTGTCAGCTTTTAATAGAGGGATTTCTACTGCTTCATCGAATAAAGTAAAGGTAGCTCCCATATCATTAAACACTCTAACAATCCTATTAGTTATAATCTCTAATTCTTTCGCCAGAATAGGTTGCTTCAAGTCGTTGTTCTTATGGAGTATAATAACCGTCTCATCTTTTGATTTTCTTTCTATCATGCAGTTAAAATATCCGAAGTATTTATAAGAAGTACTCAGGTAAGTTAAAAATTGCCCAGATTTTGTTTCGACTCTAGTTACTTGCCTTGTAATATAATCGCTAAGAACTTCATCAAAATATTCACGCGCAGATTTTTTATTGTTATTTATTGCTTCATCAAATTTTTCTATAAACTCATCTATTGAATATACTTTAGTGTTGAAATTGAAAAGTTTGTATAATGTTTTGCTCTTGAGGCGCATACCTTCGTCATCACTAACCATGCAATCGCAGTATGAGCCGAAGAAACTGTGGTAACAGTCGACTTGCATATTTCTAAACTTAACCTTCTTCCGGGTTTCTTTATTAACTCCAAATAGATCAAGAAGTATATATGACATATAATATACCGTTGCAAAATCAGTGTATGATAATCCTGTTTGAGTTAAAGAGGCTTGAATAATATCTAGAAAGGATAATCCTAATGGAGATGAGGCTAACTGCTCGTTAAAAATATTTTCACCTTCCGCTTTAATTGATGTCGGATTATATCTAGCAATAGTATTGTCTCTCATAATTTTGTATGACTCCTTATTCTCATAAAAATAGTGGGAGACGAATTTCATTAATGATGTAAAAGTTGATATGTCCATTTGGAGTTCATCGACTGAAATTGGGGCTCTTTTTTTTAGCCAATCAAAATCTAATTCACCTTTTAAATCCTTAATGCTAATATCAACAATGTTATTGATAACATTCCGCTGTTCTTCTGTTATTTGTGAAAAATCAAAATTTTCAAGCCAAGAGAAATCCTCTATTTTGCCTATAGTTTCGAAAGCATTGCGTGGGGATTGCTTTATAACTTCCTGTTTATGGTTTTCGTATATTAAATGATATCCACTTACTATCGATTGCATATATTCCATTTCAGTATATTTAATATCCGTTTTATCATCTTGCAAATCAAATAAATGAGCATTTGAGTAGAAGAAAATAAACTCATCTTTGTGAGATAATATCTTTTCACGCAAAAGAGAATACTTTTCTTCTTTTGCATTAAATAGATGACTGAAAACTTGTTTATCCAAATATATTGTAACCATAAATTGTAAAATAATAACGATTTGTTTGTTGTTTTTACCTTCTTCAATACTAAACCTTTTCGTTGTATTTCTGGAAGATTTTTTTTAATCTTCTTTGTCTTAGGAAGTTTGAAAGAAGGGTTAAATAGAGTAACAGATTGGCAATCGTTTCTGGGCTTTGTTGTGCATTGCTGTCAATATCACTCTCTTTAGTACAAAATTACGAATAAAAATCAGAAGCACATCACCCCGTCCTGTGTTTTTTACGTGGAGGTCTTTTTGCCATCACCAAATAAATCCGGTTTAAGCGTAATATCAATTCTTAGTGAATTACCGACTATTATTGCTGGAATTTATACTTCAATCCATACTTCTTCCAGTTTGCTATACAGTGTTGTACGTTCGATTCCGAGCAGTTCGGTGGTAACCTTTCATTTTCTGTTTGCCTGTTTCAAGGTACGGAAAATCCTCTCTTTGTTTTCAGCGTCATTGCGCAGGGCGAAGCTGACGGATGAGGTTGCTCTCGTCATGGTAAGCTCCAGGTGCTCTTTCGTGACAAGATCTGTCTGTACCTGTAACACCGCATCCATAATTTTCTGTCGAAACTTAAGGACATTGCCCGGTCACGCATGGGCAGTAATGTCTTATTGCGCACGTCATGGATTTGCGACCCTTACTCCCAGTAGGCGTATTCTCGTTGAGAGTATAAGCCGAGTATTGCGGCATACGAAATTATCACTGCATAGAAGTATGTTATGATAACCATCTGAAAAATAGACCTGGATTTGATAACGTTTGGCAACAGACTTAACCAGTCATCTACTGAAATCTCAGTGGCTATATTACTCATGGAACGAACAATTATAACAATCAGAGAAAACGGCAGAGTGAATATCCCGAAGGGTAATGTATGGATGTCAGAAATGGAGTTGGTGGTGCTGTTCGGAGTGATAGCTCAGGTATTCCAAATTGTCATCAGAGTGATATACAAAAGTGAAACACTCACCCCTATGACAACTCAACAATGTACTGTTATTACTTTTACAAGTTGGAAGATATTCTACAATCATGAAATTATTATTGTCCTTGTGTTTTAGAAGAATACACTATTTCATCCACAAGTTATATTAAAATGGTCATTTACTACATTTTCAGTTTGGGAAGAAGTGATGGGAACAGATTGACTTACTACACAAACATAAGATAACACATCCGTCTGCCTCACCGCTTACCGTTGAAACCTTAAGAGAATTTTATGTGATTCGATTATTGTATTTAAAGATAGGCGTTATAAAATTGGCTCATGGTACATATTAGGGTAAGTATAATACTTATTTTTAGCTTTAACCTCATTCTTACATCAATTTATACCTCACCTAGGCAACCTTATTTAACTGTAACCACCACTATCTATGTATCTGTCATTCATTGGTAAATAGAAAAAATGTTTTTTTCAAATATAATCAAAACTAAAAAATGGCTTATTCTATTCATTGAAAACTGAAAGTGTTTTTTTAGCCATTTCGATTCGCTGATTAAAGAATATACGAGTTTTTTCCCAAGAGTAATATGGGAAACAAGAGGTTGATATAGGAAGCGCTGCTGCTTCTTCATTTAACAGAATCTTAACCCAAATTCTTTGGTCTCTGTCACGATAGAAAAGCCACTGTACATTAGCGGCCATTGGAGATATTTCATAATCCTTCCAATAGACTGAAACGGAATCGGGCCGGCAAACCTGTACATCAGTTTTTTCTATGCCCATCAACGACACAAAAGGTATAACTGTTTCTGCATGAGCAAAACGAAAGTTAGCCTGATAATCGGATTTCCCACTTATCACCTCTTGAGCAGAACGAATGAATTCAGAAAGCAAAGGCCAAGCGATTGCAACCGGTAACATCTTACCGACAGGTGCAGAGCTCTTACTCATATATTGTCGCAAATTCTGGGTTTGCCAATAACGATGCCATTCATCAAGTGTAAAAAGGTCTTCCAAATTTAATGGGATGCTTGTATCAGGAAGAATAGCCGCAACAGAAAATAAAGCCATGACAAATTCCTCTGCCTCTTTATCCAGATATTGTTCCGGATTAAGAAGAAACTTCTTCATTATAGGAACTGGAGATATTTTCTTGTGTACAAAAGCTTTGTATATAGGAAGCCAGTCACCTTTCTCTTTATAATTGACATAAGATTTATTCAGATCAAAAAAACGAAGGATATGATTATATTGTTTTCCTTCACTTCGCTGTACCTGTAAAGCTGGATTATGCCTTATCATGCAAGAAAGAAAAGCGTCCATACTATTTATGCTGCGGGGAACATAGGTTGCTATTGCTTCAATCTTGGCAGAATTGCTGAATAGTTGAGGATAGTTCCTTATCATACGTCCGGCAATTCCTTCTTGTTCCGTCTCGCCCAACTTTGACAATTTTCCCCATTGACCGTCAAATAATCTGGATAAACGTCGTATCATAGAGAGTAAAGCCATGCCTTCTGAGGTCAGTCCATTCTCTTGTTGGGCTGATACCAATACCTTCTCCACTTTGTCTAGGGCTTTTCTTGAAGTTGGGAAGCGGGCTCCATGTCTTCCCAGATGATTTATATAAAATGGGGTCATACCATCCCGAAAAGTAATGGACGAGTCTGTCCTATTAGGATAGGGCATGGCCGTCCCTGCATACTTCTGTATCTTAGTTTGTCCCCATATAACAGGAAAAGTGAGAGACATAAAAGTCAAAACAAATAATAATCTTTTCATATTATACCTACTTAATTCATAGGCTATAACGATAAAAATGAGGATTATGTTTGCTCAAAATCAATCTTAAGACATCCAAAATCTTCATGTCCGCAAATAGTTGAACAAACGAATAAAATACGAACCAATAATGATTATCACTATATGAAGTTACTAAAATGATTGAAAATTAGAATATTCTTTTATTAAATAAGTGGTTATCCAGATGATATATTCAGCAGATTCATTTGTTTGTCACTATTTTAAACTTTATATTTGCATAAAGAATTAATATCTATATTAAAGAACTGATTTTAACACAGAATAAATGGACAGCCTTTACTTATAAAAACAAAATGGGCGAAGTATTGAATTATATAGAATTATATAATTTTTATTGAGAAAACATTATGGAGAATACACAAGAATCCACTCAAGTGCCTTCGGCGCAAATTGAGCAGGTATCACAATTTCAAGAATCCTTAACTCCGACCTTGCTGAAGGAGAATGAGTCCGCTTATGAGTCTGTCCGTGATTTACGGGAAGCACTCAAGGCTGAGGATGTTTTGAATATTGCCCTGACCGGTCCTTATGGGTCAGGAAAAAGTTCTGTATTACACACTCTGATGTATTTGAAAGATGAAAAATGGAACTATCTGCCCATATCCTTAGCAACATTGGATGACGACAAACATCAAAAAACAAAGGATGAAGAAACGGAAGACCAACAAGAACTTCTGGATAACCAAACCAGTGAAAAATCTACAGGTAAAGATAACTTCGATGACCGGGATAATGAAAACTATAAAGAAATACTGAACCGAAGAATAGAATACAGCATTCTCCAGCAATTAATTTACCGAGAAACGATTGATACTCTACCCAATTCACGCTTCAAACGGATCACACACATTACCCCAAAACATATATCGAAATTAGCATGTGGTTTTATCGGAACGATTCTTGCATTTGCAATCCTTTTCGAACCTAGTTGGATGAGAATTGACTCGTTTTATCGTGTTTTCAGTCAAGGATTTGTTTTTAACCTAATAGGGGATATTGTGGCTCTGCTATATCTGTTATTTGTCTTATATACAATAGCACAATATGTTATCCGGATATATGGCAGTACCAAACTGAATAAGCTCAACTTTAAAGACGGCGAGATTGAGATTAAAGACGAAAACTCCATTTTCAACCGCCATCTAGACGAGATTCTGTATTTCTTCCAGGCAACTGATTATGACGTAGTGGTCATTGAGGACCTAGATCGCTTTGATACCCCCGATATCTTTCTGAAATTGAGGGAACTCAACTTCTTACTAAACAATTCGGCTGTCGTAGGACGAAAGATAAAATTCATCTATGCAGTGAAAGATGATATGTTCAAGGATTCCTCCCGGACAAAGTTCTTTGATTATATAACCACTGTCATTCCGGTTATCAACCCTTCCAACTCGAAAGACAAACTGAAAGAAGAATTGGAAAAGAGAGGGCATAAGGAGGAGATCAAAGCTGATGATTTGGAAGATATAGCCTTTTTCATAGATGATATGCGCTTGTTGAAGAATATTGCAAACGAGTATCACCAATACCACAAGCGGCTTTTTGTCAACGGTACGGAATTAAGCCACTCAAAACTACTGGCCATGATTGTGTATAAGAACTATTATCCTGATGATTTCTCAGCACTACACAACAGACGTGGAAAGGTTTATCAATGCGTATGTCATGAAACCAAACAGGAACTCACCAAGTTTGCGCTCCAGATATTGAACAAACGGAAGGAGGAGATGGCCAAACGTCGCGAAACAAAGGAAAGGAACCGACACCTGAAGGCAGGTGAATTGCGAATGATTTATGTAAACGGATATGTTACCCATATCAACGGCAATCTAATTTCTATAAAGATTAATGATAACTATTATGAAACGAGTGCTATATGGAAGGATGAGGATTTATTTAATGAGCTCATCCAAAAAGAGAGAATAGAATACAAATATTTTAATTCATATAGTATTTATACATCCCATACAAACATCCGCTTTAGCGAAATAGAGAAAAAGATTGATCCAAAAACATCTTATGCCCAACGGTTAGCCGCTATTACAACAAAAGACAAAGATTTAGCCAGGGAAGAGGAGGAACTGAAAAAGGAAGAATATCGTATCAACAGTTTTTCTTTGAAGCAACTGTTTATGCAGTTTAAGATGAATGAATGTGAAGCTTTCCAGAAAATCAAATTGGCTCCAATGATGGATCTCTTTATCCGGCGTGGTTATATTGATGAAGACTATTATGACTACATTTCTTATTTCTATCCGAACACGATTTCTCAGAATGACCGTCTTCTGCTTATAGCCATGAAGCTGGACAAAAGTCCCGAATATAATGCCAAGATAGACAAGATACAAAGTTTTGTTGCACAATTACCAACCTATGCTTATCTCAGTGATAGCGTGCTTAATATTAATCTGTTGGATTATTTGGGCAAACATACGAACATCGAACGAGAACGGTTCCTTCTATTCATGGCACGATTGGAACAACCCGTAGCTAAAATGGATTTTCTGGCCCAATATTACAAAGAGGGAAAACAAAATTATAATGTGTTTAATCACTATATCAATTGGAACGTCAATGATAGCTGGACTTCGGTATTGAACTGTGAGTACAGAGACATTCTGATCGAAGCATGGTTAAAGTTTTGTGAGAACAGCCATATAGGTGAGTTTCAAAAAACATGGTTGAAAGATAATTATGATTACTTAGCAAACAGATACGATTGCTTTGACGATAAGAAAATCAACTTTATTGCCAGTGTATGCTGTTATGAGGAATTGACAAATACTTCCAAACCCTTGTTGGAACTTATTATTAAAGGTGACAGCTATACTTTGACGAGACACAACATAAGCTTATTACTGAATCATATCAGCGATAGAGCAGGTGCAAATGAAAACAATATCACCCTAACGCGCATCAAAAGAGTCGGACGGAAAGACGTCATTGAAAGGATACAAGAAAATATGGAAGAATGCATTCAAAATGTCTTCCAGAATATATGCGATGAAGATGAAGAATCCATGCTGGAGATTTTAAATAACAAGGAGGTTAAAATGGAGGTTAAACAGAAATATCTCAAGACCCATATTAATCCTATCAATGATGTATCTAAGGTGAAAGATGACATGAAAGGTTTAGCATTTGGACTGGATTTACTAGTACCTAACTGGGATAATATAACCAATTACTATGTACAAAACGACTGTAATATAGACGATGTCTTATGGGCATATTTAGATAAACATGCGGAAATACTGGGAACAAGAAGATTTGCAGGAAGTGAGCCACATAAGCATTCGCTATTTAATAATATTATGGGTAGTAACCGGATTAGTATTAATTCCTACAAGCAGATATTCTCAGCCTTCCTGTGTAAAATGGATCTGAATGAGGAACTTTTAAATTTGGAAGATGAGCGAATCAGCTATTTAATAGATCAGAATAGCATTGAGTATACGGAGGATAATATCCGATACCTCAGCCGTCATAGTGATATACTCTATGGCAATTTTCTGTTGCATCATAAAAATGAGTTTTTAAAGGACAAAGATAAAATAGCTTATAACAAAGACCTGGCTCTCTGTTTGCTTGGTAGCTACAAGTTATCCGGCAAAGAAAAATCAGTTGTGCTCCAACAACTGAAAGCAACTTCCATAGATGTCAGTCAGAAACTCGCCAATATTATCTGTGAAATATTAACAGATTATGAAACAGAAATAGATTATGACCTGCTGAAAAAGGTTCTTGTCAAGGCATCCGTATTAGAGAAAGCAATAACAGTCATTTATCATACTATCAGACAAAACCAGGATAACCATGATGTGATTGATGAGCTATTGGCATTGTTGCCATTACCCTACAGCAAGATGAAGGAGAACGGAAAACACCCAATTATACCCGACACAGAACTGAACCGAAGCCTTTTATCATTATTAAAGGAGTGTAACTATATTGTAGATACTAATTGAAAAGTGCGCTGTATTCTAATTGAAAAGAGCTCCATCCATAACTTGTTACAAAATTACTATAAGTTTAAAATATTCATTTATCTTGTCTCATTTTTTGTGTTTCCTTAAGCCTATAAGACAGTCCGGTCATATTAACCAGATAAGCTTTATGTGTAAGCCTGTCAACCATTGCCGCCACAAGCACCTTGTCCTTTATGATTTCATTCCATCTGTTAAAAGCCAAATTAGTAGTAATGATTGTAGCCTTTTTTCCGGCTCTTAACGACAGGTGGTTAAAAAGCAGTTCTCCTCCTTCCTTGTCACAACTGACATATCCGAACTCATCACAGATGACCAGATCGTATTTTTCAAACCTTAATTGTAGCGTCCTCAGTGTCTTTGCTGATTTAGCCTCCCTTATCTGGGTAAGCAGGACCGGCACTGAAGTAAACAATACGGTAAAGTCCTGTTGGCAGGCCTTTATTCCTAAAGCCGTAGCAATATGCGTCTTTCCCGTTCCCGGATTTCCATACAGGACCAGGTTTCTTCCCTGTCTGATGAAGTCCAGTGTCTCCAATTCAGGTAATATTACCTGTGCCTCTTTGGGCATGTCTTCCATAACAAGCTCATGCAGATACTTCATTTGTGGAAATCCCGCAGATCTTATCCTTGATCTTCTTCTACACTCCCTTCTCCTGGCGCTTTCCTTTCCAAGCAATTCCGTCAAGAACTGCAGATGGTTCCAGTTTTCTTCAGCTGCCAATGAAAGGGTGCATTCCAGTTCCTCTTTAAAGGCCAGAAGCTTCAGTTCTGCAGCATAGTCATAAATGGTTTCTTTTTCTGATTTCATATATTATAAACTTAAATGGTTGGTATTATATCATGCACTTCATTGTATCCTGTCATGAGCGCCGTGATGCCTTCAAGCATATCCACAGCTTCTCTTTCTATATTCTCCTGTTGTGCCGGGAGAACAGGCGGTTCCATGGTTTCTTCTGTCTCTCCCTGTACGCTACCATGCAGCATGGCCTTTACCTGGTCCGGAGATATCTTTCTGACACCACGTCCGGTCAGCTCCTTGCATGCCGTGACAATGTCCGTTCCGGAAAATCCATTTTTTCGGGCATAGTCCAGCAACAGAACAAACGTCCTGTTGTCCTCCTTGAAATGGATGTCATACAGCCTTCTCAGTTCTTCCGGTGCTCTTTGCCAAACCACAGAGTGGGGCAATGCCCCCGGTTTACGGGAAAGTGTACGCAAATAGTGCTCCAGCTTGATGCACCAGTCTCCACCGCAATAACTGCGTTGATGAGAGGCCACTTTCTCCTTCCCGTACAGGATGACGATTTTTTCACTATAAACCTTGACATGTACTTTTTCTCCCACAAGAGAATCAGGTACGGAATAATGAACATTTTTCATGCTGATAGTTGACCATTTATCCACAATGTACTCATAGACCTCAAAACAGCCCAGATTACCGGGAAAAGGCTTCAGCGATGACAGGTCAGCTTCCAGACGTGATGTTTTCTCCGCTGTTGAAAGACTGCCTTGCTCGTTGTTGACCTGCATACATACCCGGTTTAAATGCTCCTGGGCAGAATGTATATCACCAAAATGGTCTGTCAGGCAGAAAGCTTTCCTTCTGACATATTCCACGCTGCGCTCCACATGTCCTTTCTCCCATCCGGCCCGTACATTACAGAAACGGTACTCAAAACAATAGAAACCGGACATCTTCATCAAAGCTTCTGTAGGTTTCTTATCACCACCGACAAAGCTCTTGACGGCTACACGCATATTGTCATAGACCATCATGGCGGGGACACCATGTATATCCCTGAAAAAGTTACGGTGGGATTCCATGAAGGCAAGCGTATTCTGATGCCTGAAAAGATAGGCGTATCTGCCATTGCTATGCCCGAAAGTGAATACGGCCAGATAAAACTTGGTTTTGACGCCGTCAATAAAAAGAAGAACTTCACCCCAGTCAAACTCGGCAATGCATCCAGGCTCATAGAACAACCGGATAAAGGCTTCGCTCTTTTTCTTCTCTTTGTATGACTCTATATTTTTTATATAACTGCATACTGTGGCGTAACTGATGGTGTATCCTTGAGATAACAGAAACTGGTGGATATCCTTTTTCAACATGCGCTGTTTGCGAAGTCCGGTAGCTATCTTAACGGCATTCTTCTTCAGGCAAAATCCTATCTTATCCTTAATCTCTTGTGTGAGCCGGCGAGGACGGCGTCTGGAACTGTCATACCTGGGCTGGATGGTAAGCAAATCACTCAAAGCCTCTTCTGGATTGTCCGTGCGGATGGCTGATTCGTACTTTGAAAGAATATTGTCAACGGTATGACGGCTGACATGAAGTTCACGAGAGATACGCCGTTTGCTATAACCGCATACTCTATACATGTGTATTATTGATTGTCTTTCTACCATAGTCTTCATTTTACCTTTGCATTTGGATTATACAAAGGTCATTATACTTATCCTATGGTGGCGCAATTTTCAACTGGAATATTGGCGCACTTTTCAATTAGTATCTACAAACAAAAAACTTAAAAGCGCATGAAACGGAACACATTCAGCGTACTTTGTTACGCAAGGAAAAGGGAACAAGGAAAGGACAAGCAATATCCTATCATGGTTCGCATCACCATTGACAGCGAACAGGTACAGTTCAACTCACAGTTAATGGTGGATAAGAAGATGTGGAAGGACGGTGGCGTAGTCGGTCGTAGTGCGACGGCGGTGTATTTGCGCACGCAGATAGAGAAAATCAAGACTGACATTACCCGCATCTACGAAAAGGAAATCGAAAACAACCGCTACCCTTCACCGCTGAAGCTGAAGAACATCTATCTGGGCATTGAAACGAAAGCCAACACGTTGCTGACCGTGTTCAAGAAGATGAACGAGGAAAAGCGGAAGGAAGTGGGCACGTCGCTCTCACAGAACACCTACAAGAAATACGACCTGACATACCGCCGTATGGAAGAATACATTCAGTTCAGGTTCAGGAAAGAAAAGTATAAAGACATTCCATTGACGGAAATCAACGAGGAATTTATCAACGGCTTCCGCAACTTCCTGCGTGTGGACAAGAAGGTCGGCCACAACGCCACCTCGAAGATGATGCAACTGTTCAAGAAAGCCGTTACCCGCGCAAGGAACGCCGGTCTTATCCAGTTCAACCCATTCACGCAGCCCATCACCTTCGTTCAGGTGGACAAAGGCTTTCTGACGATGGACGAACTCCAGAGCATTATGGACAAGGAGATTGAAGTGGAACGCCTGCAACGGGTGCGCGACGTCTTTGTATTTTCCTGTTGGACGGGGTTGGCGTACATAGACGTATATCTGCTCAAAGACGAACATATCCAGAAGTATCTGGACGGCAACTATTGGATTATCTCCAAGCGCCATAAGACCGGTGTGCCCATCAACGTGCGCCTGTTGGACATTCCCCTGCGCATCCTGCAAAAGTACAAGGGTAAACAGCCCGACCACCGTGCCCTGCCCATGCCGAGCAATCAGAAGATGAACGCATATCTGAAGGAACTCGCTGATATTTGCGGAATTAGGAAGAATCTGACCTATCACCTCGCAAGACACACGTTCGCCACAACCGTTACGCTAACTAACGGAGTATCAATAGAATCCGTATCAAAAATGTTGGGACATACTAATATTCGCACTACGCAAATCTACGCGAAGGTAATCAACCAGAAAAGCGGCAGCGAGATGGAAGCCCTTTCCGACAGGCTGCATGTATCCATGAACGCATTATAGAAAGGAGGACAAATATGAGAACGATAGAAAGACAGCTTAGAGCCAGACAAACGGCGGTGAGTCTGAACGAAAAGGAATTGAGCAGACTGATGAAAGCCACGTTTGACACACCGCGTTTGGAACAGGTGCGTGACCTTTTCATCTTTTCGAGCTTTACAGGCCTGCATTACCAGAACCTGAAATCCCTCCGTAAAGAGAATTTCCACAACAAGTACGGGCAGAAGTGGATTTTCATGGTAAGGGAGCAGACTGACGCTTTCATCCACATTCCCCTGCTGCCTGTCCCACAAATGATATTGGAGAAGTACAAAGTCCGGTTTGCCGGAACGGATGAACTGTTGCCCGTCCCCAGCAACCAACGGCTGAATGTCTATCTGAAAGAGATTGCGGAACTCTGCGGCATCGAAAAGAACATGACCATGTATCTGGCTTACCATACGTTCAAGGATACGATAACGACAAAAAACGGCATATCCACCGGTACGGTATGCCGCATGTTAGGGCGGTTCGACCTGCGCGGCCGCCATGCTTATGTTACCGACCGCATCATCAAGCGCGAAATGGACAGAGTGGCGCGTAACTGCACCCCGTTTGAAAAAATTGCGGCGCAATACATCATGACAACCAATAAATCCGTATATTGTCCTACCAAATAAAACGATACCCCTATGCTACACAGAGGAAATATCACCATCACCGGGCTGGAGGACATCAACCGTCACCCCACAGTCAGCGTCAAGTTGGAGAACGGCAACGTATGGCTTACTAAGCACGAGCTTGCCCGCCTGTTCGGAGTGTTCATCCAGACGATAGACGCCAATATGCGCTCCATCTTCAAGTCGCGCATCCTGAACGAGAGCGAGGCAACCATCACGGAGAAGCAGGATAAGCGATACGTTACCTACTATAATCTGGAGGCCGTCATTTTCCTCAGCTTCCGCATCAACACCTATTGTACGAAGCTGTTCCGCGAATGGGTGCTGAACTCCCTGTGCGAGTACAAGCGGCTGAAGGAGAAGCAGCCCGAAGTCCTTGTCGTGTTCAACGCTTCGGACAACCAGACATTCATTTCATACAATTAAGTAACAGGAAATATGGCTACAAACAAATCGCAGATAGAAAAGTGGATAACGGCGCAGAAAAAACATCGGCTGTCCGACACCCACGTACAGATGGCGCGTGAACTCGGGCTCAATCCCGATAAGTTAGGCAAGATAGACAACCATCGGCAGGAAACATGGAAAGCCCCTTTACCCCAATTCATCGAGGACATCTATTTCAAACACTTCAAGAAAGAACGTCCCGATGCAGTGAAGCCTTTGAAGCAAATCCTGAACGAACTGGAGGCGAAGAAGGAAGCAAAGAAAAAGGCGAAGGAGGAACGCTGCCGATTGAAGGAGAGTAACGAAGCCTGAAAACTGAAATCCCACAAAAACGGGGCTTGTCCGTGAAATAAACCGGGCAAGGCTCGTTTTGTATCCTCCAAACCCTTATCTTTGGGCAGAAAAAGCCCCAAAGATGATAGAAGACCTCCACATATCCGTCCCTCTTAGTGAAGTACCCGAAGCCCAAGTGGGCAATTACTTCACCCTCTCCGAGATGCCCGGCGAGTTCCTGATAATCCAAAAACCCGACAACACGTTCTATTTCCTATGCAGCCGGGAGTGCGACATCGTGCGGATATGCGAGTCCTTCGACTGGTACATCGTATCGAAGGACGCTTTCAACGACCGCCTGAGCATCGGCATCGGTCTGGCCGACAAGGAGAGCATCGACGGCGAGGTCTATCGCGTGCAGGATGAGGCCACGCTCTCCCTTTGGCGCGACATCCTTCATTTCACCTTCGACAGCGATTTCGTGCGCCGGTTCTTCCCCTACAACACCCGTTTCAAGGGCAAGATGCGCATCGACGGCGCATTGTGCTTCTACATCCACGATTATTACCCCACGCGCTGCAAGGGCATCGCTGTGGAAGACCGTAAAACCAGCAACTTGGTTTTCCGCTTCAAGGAAGGACAGCAGGCAGCTCTCGTCGCCAAAATCTTCTCCCTTTGCATCGCCCGTATGCCTTTCTACAAGGAAAAGGCGGCCAATGCCGTACTTATCCCCATCCCGGCGGCTACCCGTGAGCGCAACGCCGCCCGTTTCGCCCGGATTTGGAGATTCCTTCAATGT